AGATTACCTAAACTAGTGATGTTTGGTTGTGAGCTTGCAATAACAGTACCAGCATACAATGCATAGTTTGCATTAGCAACTACATCAGTAACGTTTGGTCCATAGATAGCAGACAAGTTACTACCATCGCCATACAAGTATGATGCAACTGCAATATATCCTAAGTTAGCGTTTGCAGAAGTTAAGTTACCACCTGAGCTAATATTACCGCTAACATTTAAATTAGCCAATGTACCAACTAATGTGATATTAGATTGTGTTCTACCTGTTACGTTTGCTGCATATGCAGCATAGTTTGCATTGGCTACAGTACCGGTAACATTGGCACCATTTAAACTAGTTAAACTTGCACCGTTTGCTACAATCTTATCAACTGTTAATGTATTTGAAGTTTTATCAAATGTTAGATTTGCACTGGCGCCAAAAGCACCACTGTCATTAAATTGAATTTGAGTGTTTGATCCTGTAACACCCACATCAAGTGGATTTTCCCAAGATAGTACACCTGAGCCATTTGTCTTTAATACATACCCGGCACTACCACCGGTGATTGTAAGGTTACTAATTGCACCTAAGTTTGTCGTACCAGTTACAGTTAAGTTATTTGCAGAAACGTTGGCGTTAATGTCAACAACATCATAAATGGTTGTTTCACCTACTGAAAACCCCTGGACGGCATTAAACTTTTTGATTCCCATGGTACCCTAAATTTTAGATTGTTGTATACTTAGTGGTCCATGTAGTAGAATTACTACTAGACGGTGTCACTGCAATTTGAATATTCCCTGATGCAATACTTACTACGAACTGACCACCTGCTGCACCCACACCACTTGAAAGAGAGATTCCTCCAAACACATCCCAGTCTACGTTTGCACCATCAGTAACCGCATGAATCTTAGCAATAGTATACTTATAATTAGTATCAACACCTTTTACAAAATATTCAACACCGTTAATTCCAGTTACCGAGAAGGTCGCAAGAATTTTGGCTGATGTACTTGAACTTGTTACAGTAGTTGCCCCCTGTGTTGAGTTACCAGTAATTAAAGTAGTACCTGTTATGTTATTAGCCGAGACATTGTTAGCAGTAATATTACCTGTAATATTTGCATAACCTGTAATATTTGCACCAGTTGGAGTAATAGTTACAGTTGTGTTTCCTGCCGCAGTGACAGTTACGTTACCACTTGCTGCAACGTTTACGTTACTTGTACCATTAGTAATACTACTTGTACTTACAGTAGACCAAGATAGTACGCCCGATCCGTTTGTCTTCAAGAATTGACCAGAAGTACCATCTGTAGTTGGATATGTCAATCCACTAGCAATAAATGTACCTGAAACAGTTAAACTTGACAATGTACCAACACTTGTAATATTTGGTTGAGCATTTGTTGTTAAATTACCTGCAACTGTTGTAGCAACAACGTTGCCCAAGAAATAAGCAGCATGAATATTTGCATATCCACCGTAAGATGCTGAGACATTCGGTACTACAGAATCGCCTGCAGTGATTGATGATACATCAGATATAGCACGGAATTCATTATTAAGTGTGCTCCAAACAAATGCTTGGCTTACAGGACCTGCATTTAATGGCAAATAGTTACGTAAAATTAAACCTCTATCTTTGTTATCCGTACTTGTCGCATTAGCGGTTGCATTTCCACCACCTAAATAGATTAATGGTTCTTCAACTGACAATATATCTACACTTGTATATTGAGTTGTACCTGCAACAATCAAGTTACCACTAACAGTTAAATCTGTGCCAACTGTTGCACTTGATTGAACTGACAATACACTAACGTTAGCAGTATTAGCAACTTGGAATGCATCAACTTTAATAACGTTTCCAGTTGCTCTAATGTATCCAGAAGTACTTCCAATATAGATATTAGAAGAAACATATGCGTTACGCCAGTAGTTAGTTGAATTACCTAAATCATATGTGGCATTTGTAGCGGGTATCCATGAGCTAAGTACTGCACCTGTTAGACTCAAGTTACCTGTATAAACATTACCAGAGTTTGCATTAGCAGTAACAGTCAAACTTGTTAGTGTACCTACACTTGTAATGTTAGGTTGTGCCCCGGTAGTTAATGTACCTTGATGATAGTTAGCAATAACTAAGTTGCCCAAGTTAGCAGTACCAGTTGCTACTAAGTTGATGTTATCTACAGCTAATGTGTTAGATGTTTTAGTGAAAGTAAAGTTAGCACTACCAGCGAATGAACCATTGTCATTAAATTCAACTTGTGTATTAGAACCACCAATACCAACACTACTTGGGCTTACCCAAGTCAATGCACCTGAACCGTTTGTTTGCAACACATAACCAGTGCTACCACCGCTGATATGAACATTTGATACTGGACCCAATGTTACGTTAGCTGAACTAGTAAAGTTTACAGTGCCGTTAGCATTCAAGTTTGCAACGTTAGCAATAGTATTTGAATATAACGATGTAAGAATTGCATTACCAGTTAGTGTTAAATTAGATACACCATCAAATGTTAAGTTAGCTGAACCTGCTAAGTCACCGCTGCTGTTATATTGTAGTTGTCCAGTAGTCCCACCGGCTTGTAAGAAGTCCCATGAAACTCCGTTAGCATGTAATAAATGATCTGTTAATACGTTTCCTGCAACAACATTTGCGGTTAGGGTAGCGTTACCGGTTGTGATATCACCGTTCGCTAAGATCACGTTTGCTGGGGTTTCGCCTACTGAGTAGCCACCAACTGAGTTAAAGAGTCTAATCGCCATTTTTCTTGTCCTTATTCTTTATAGCTTGTTACCATTATCTTGTAAGTGATAGTATCTGAAGACATTGGATTTACTGTTAAATTTACATTACTTGTTCCATCGTATGCAACTGAGAAGTCAGCAACGCCTGGGCTAGATTGCGGAACATCAATTGTACCATATTCATAAAATCCAACTTCAGTACCTAATACACTTGCAAATAATTTGCTGGTTTGTCTAGTATTAGCAGTAGCATCAGTAGCAATGATTGTATAATCAACTGAACAAATTGCATTAGCATATTGTGAATGCAATACTTGTCCAGCAGAACTACTAAAAGTAGTTGCCATCACAACAGTCGTTGTTGAGAATTCATTTACACCTGTACCTACAGTAAATGAACTTGCTTCTACTCTACCGGTGACTGTTAGTAATGCACCAATAGGGTCAAACGTGAATTCACCATTTGATGACGCTGCTCCACCCGCATTGAACAATACCCAACCATCTAAGCCTGGAGTAATTAAGTTACCAGAAATATTACCACTGAAGCTACCAATGAAGGTGTTAGCTACAATATTACCAGTAACAACTTGGTCACCGCTAATAGTAACATTACCGATGTTTGCTTGGTTTACTGTTAAATTTCCGTTAGCGTCTATAATAGGTATCGGAGGAATTCCTACTGTATATCCACCTACTGAATTAAATGCATCAACTGCCATGTATGGTCCCAAATATTATCTTATCATTTATTTATCATTTTTTGACAATAGCTTCCTGTAGTGCCAACAAAAAAGCACACCGAAGTGTGCTTAATTGTAACTTCCCATCCCTTTGAGAAATAAAAAGTTTAGTCTTTGATTACTGGAATGTAACGTTAGACATTTGGATCTCACCCAAATAGTCAGCAGCGTTGCCGAAGCTAGATGCTGTGTTTGTCAATTCGATATAACCATAACGTGTCATAAATGATACGACTGGTTCGAATGTACCTGGATCCAATACAACACCGCTGCTCATCAATGGAATGTATGGGCAATAGAATGCTGCTGCGTCTGTTTCGCTAGAACCTTTGTAACCAACTAGAACTGGTGTGTTGTCTGCTGCATATGTGTTAACGAAAACACGCATTGCACCATTCAATGTACCAACCAATTTTGTATTTGTTGGAGCTTCGAAAGTACCTTCTGTTGTACGTGCAAAAGCTGAAGTAGTTGCAGATTGCAATACTGTCAATGCTTGTGGACTTACAACTGCCCAGTTACCTGCACCGCGACGTGTACGTTGAGCGATCAAGTTAGCAACGCGGTTAATTAAAACTGCCAATGCTGCATGTTCGTCACCAACGAAAGTAGCTGTACCAGATACTGTAGCTTGGTTATATGTTGCTTCTGTAGAAGCCAATGTTGACAATGACAACAAGATTTCTTGGTCAATTTCAGCAGTGATTTCTTGTGCAAGAGCAGCCATAATTTCTGCTTCAACGTCAATACCGTGTTGTGATTGAGCGTCTTGAGCAGCTTCAAATGTCCAACGTGCTTGTAACTTACGTGACTTAGCTTCAACAGCTTGACGCAAGATTTGTACGCTGATTTGTTTACCGCCGTTACCTTCCAAGTTTGCTGTTGGAGCACCAGTATAACCAGATGCTGTGTTAGAATCTGAACGTACTGTTGAGTATGCTTGAGCAATTTTGAATGGAGACAACGCTTCTTCGCCGCCTGTAACATTGTATGGGCCGCCGTTTGATCCGTAAGGATAATCAGCACCTGATACGCTGTTAGCGTAGCGAACACGTAGAGTGTGAATCTGACCAACTGGTCCTGTCATTGGCTGAACACCAACTAATTCGTTAGCGATAACTGTTGGCATAACACGACGGATAACTGGAAGAATCACACGGTTTAATGTAGCGATGTTACCAGCTGTAGTTGTGCCTGCAACAGATTCAGACAATAATGATTTGCGAGTGTTTTCTAAGATAACACCCATCGTTGATTTACGAGTACCTTTAAGACCTTCAAGTAGGGCTTCTTTAGTCTCATCCCAACGGCTTTCTAATAGAACTTGTGACATTTATGTTTCTCCTAAATATGTCTTTTAATTTTAAAGCCCTGCCAAACGTCTTAGATTAATCACGTTGTCACGTGATTCATCATCAACTTGTTTAACAGTTTTATCTCCAGTAACAGCTTTTACACTTTCAGATAGAACAGGCTTTGCAGCTTTCTTTTCTGAAGATGTGTTAAGTACTGCCGGTAGATACTTATCAAAAGCGGCCTGAAGACGAGGTGTCTGGACGCTTTCTAGTAAGTTACGCATTACGGTTGCTTTTTCCTCATTTAGAGTTGTTAACAATTCATCCATAGCTTTTTGACGACTATTAGATTCTTTAATAATACGAACTTCACGTTCTTTGCTTTCCACTAATTTCTTAGCTTGAGCGATTTGTACGGTAGATTCAGCCAATTGCTGTTCTTTCTGTGCTAATGCTTGCATTAGGCCACGTGTTTCTGCTTTTTCATTTAAGTAAGTAGCAGAGAATTCGGTAGCGAAAGATTCAAAGATTCTACGACCAAAATCGTTTTCACGAGCGATCTTAATATCTTCTTTCAACTGACTTAGTTCACCCTTAAGATGTTTTGCAACAGATTCGTTAACTCTCTTAGCACTTTCAGCAACAAATTGTGCCTTCAATGCTTCTAATTGTTTACGACCTTCAGCAACTAATTTGACCTTAGCTTCAACAACGGCTTGTTTATCTTGTGAGAATTCTTTGATTTCACGTGATAGTGCATGAACAATAAATTGTTCTAGTTTGTTTTGGCTTTCTTTTTGAATTGAACGTTCGTTACGCAATTCTTTGATTTCTTCGGCTAAGTGTTTAACCATGAAGTCATTGAACTTGCTTGCATTTTCACGCAATTTTTGGTGCGCTTTAACGCGGTCTTCATTCATTGCTTGTTTTTCTGCTTTAAATTCTTCAATCTCAGCAGATAAACCATCTGTCATCATTTTATCTAGGGCTTCTACCATTATTGTTTTATCGTGTTCATAGCGTTGTGCGAATTCTTCACGTAATTCAACACGAACTTGTTCACGGGCTTCATTCAACTTAGATTCCCATGCCTCGTTTATGGCTTGGCTAGTTTCTTCGTTGATAATACCACTTTCAAGTAATGGTTTGATAGCATCAAACATGCTTTATCCCCTTTGTATTTTGAGGTCCTTGATAAGACGAACCATTTCGTCTTTCAGGTATCTCTGAACTTTTTTGTCGCCTTGGGCGTCTTTTGCAATCTCAAGTAACTTATGACCATGACGCATGTTCATCATGCCTTCATAAATTGCTTTAGGATATGCATTAGGTGCGCTTGGTTGTGCAACAATATCCACAGTGACTATTTCAAAGTCACTAACTTGGCCATTCATATCGTTAACGTTACCGCTACCTCTACTACTGACTCCGAGTTTCACACCACTCTCCAACATTGTCTCTACGAGCTTACCCATTGGAGTTGGTAATATTTTTAACTTGCCGAATCCATTAGGACCATCCATCCACATTTGAGTAATCATATGTGATACACGATCCAAATTGATTTTTAAATCATCAGGGTGATCTACTTCACCTAATACTGAATAACCTGTTTTGATTTGTTCATTAAGAGTATCAACAGCAGCTCCAATTTCAGAAACAGGGTAAACACGCTCATTTGCGTTTTTTACCCCGCCCTGAATGAAGATCCCTTTCATATAAAGGGACTTCTTACTGCCTTCACCTTCGCTTTCAACTATGATATTAGCACGGTCGAAAGTTAGGTTTTCTCTGAGATACAAAGCCATTTCTCAGGTATCCTTACTTCTTAATGATTTTCTTTGTAGACTTTTTGCTTTCGCCTACAATTGATTTTGTGTTTTGGCCGTCATCACCATGCTTTGGTTTTGGAGCTGCTTCACCTTTTTCACTGAAGTTACCTTTGCCTGGAGCATTCTTAAATGTACCAGCACCTTTTAGGTCTTTAGTTGTTGGGTTTAACAAACCACCTTGTGTACCACCTTTAGTTGACTCACCGCCGCCTAATGATACAACTTTAGCACCATTACTAGAGATTTTTGTATTCTTGTTTAATGATGGGCTTTTTGTGTAAGCACCATTGTCACCGTGTGTTACGGAAACTTTTTGCAATTGAACTGCTTCTTCCAAAGTTTCTTCTTCATCATCTTCATCATCTTCAGATGCTTCCATCATGTCTTCTTCTTCATCATCTTCAGAAGATTCCATCATGTCATCACCGTGTTCTTCACCTTCGTCACCGAAGTCTTCACCGTGTTCTTCACCGTCTTCTTGAGCCATTAGTTCTTCAAACTCGGCCATCAATTCGTCTAGTTTGTCTTCTAAGTCAACAACACGGTCTTCTAGGTCTTCTTCACCACCTTCTTCACCGCCAAACTCGTCACTGTCCATATCAACTTGGTCATCGCCTTCGATATCATCAAATTCTTCTTCGCCGTCGCTTTCACCAATGCCTTCTTCCTCAGCACTGATCTCGTCTAATAGTCCACCAACTTGGTCTTGTGAACCAAATTCTTCGTCCATTAGACTTTCATAAATTTCACGACTTTTTTCTACCACGATATCGTGGAATAAAGCACGTGCTTTAGATTCGTCCTCATTGATAATCAAATCCATGAGTTGTTCAAATTTTTTATTATCCATTGTTTATCTCCTAAGTGTAAATGGCTTCTTGTAGAATTATTTAGTGGGTATCATAAAAAAGAGCACAATAAGTGCTCACTTTTTACGTTTTCATTAAAGATATGCTTATAATGCTGGTGTTTCAGCAACAGGTTCATATTGTTTACGAATTTTTTTTAAGTTTTTAGCTTTTTCATAGTTACGAACATCAAGCATTTTACGTAGTTTACGTATCTGTCTTAATGTCAATTTTGTTTTTCTTGTCTCGCCCCATTTGATTTTACTGTTATCTTTACTAGTGTCTTGATAACCATCAATTGGTGCATCGTACATTTCAAATAGCTTCATGTTAGTTTCCTATTACATTGGTGGGGGTGGAGTTGCGCCGCCCGGTGCTGCGCCGGCTAATTCAGGACCGCCCATCGCTGGTGTTGTTTCACCACCCATATTATCACCGCCCTCTGGTGATTGTTCCATATTATCAATTGATTCAGTATCTTGTTCAATGTCACCTGCACTAATACCAATACTACGCAAGTCGCCACCTTCAGGTCCAGATTCTTCAGGGTCTTCTCGTTCTTCAAACCATAGTCGTTGATTTTCTTCAATTTCTTCTTTAGTCAAGCCCAAGAAACGTTCCATAGCAAAACGCTTACTGATATAAGGGAATGCTTCCATTGTTTGAAATACTGACACACGTGCATTGTCTAATTCACTTTGACGATATGCAGCAAAGTTTTGTGGCTTGTTGAATTTAATATCAAACAATCCACTATCAATGTTAAAGCCTCTCCAACGTAAGAATAACTTAAATTCTTCGTTAAGTTTCTGACTAATATAGTTCTGTAGTCGTTCACAATATTGATTGAAACGGAACTCTTGAATCATTGCTGTACCAACACGGCCATCACTCAGTGGCATAGGATTGTCTTCAGGACCTTGCGGCAAATAACTACTTGGAACACGCAAACCACGTGCTAGTCTATTGTTGAAATAACGCAAGTCATCAATCTCACCTAAGTTTTGTCCACCTTGTAACATTTCAACGCTTGATCCACGACCATCTGCTGTTACTGGGAAGAAATAATCTTCGTTCATGCTTAATGGATTATATGTAGCATCCATCATAGC